GTTTTTCTTGCTCCGAGGTTGCTTGGTTTATAGTATCTTCAAAATGTCGCCACTCATCTAACTGAGATCTTGACAAGAGATTGTGCATAAGGCACCTCGCATAATTCTTTTACTAATTATGTCAGGAAACTAAAACATTTAATTAAAGTGTATCAACAGATAACAATTATTATTTTCTGTATATATTACTACACAATATTTGTAAAGATAAAAAAAGACCCCCCTTTCGGGAGGTCTGAAGAAACCTGAAGTGATGGATCACATAAGGTTGGTAACTTGTACACGTCTGTAGTACATGTTGGCGTTTGCCGAGAGGGTTTCGCCATCGGGGGTGCCGTTGTAAGCGCCGTTGGTGGTGACGAATGGGTTGGAAACCATGCCGTAACGAGTCTTGAAACCAATTTTTGGTTGGAAGTTGTTAGGGTCGATGGAACGAACCATTTGGAGGGGAACGTAGGGGCAGTAGAATAGTCCTGCGTCATAAGGGGAAGTACCCTTATAACCAACTACGTAGTAGTGCTTATCGCTAAGGTTAGCAGCATAAGGATCAACATAGACCTTGATGCGACCATTGATCGTACCAACGCTAAGGTTGCCAGTGTCATCTACGGTACCGATTGCAGGACCGCCAGCGCCAGTTAGACCGCTGCTGTAGTCAAGAACGCCTGCCATTGCCAAAGCACTTGCAACGTCTGCAGAACAGATGAGGAAGTTGCCTTTGCCACGACGAGTGTCTTGTGCAATTGCGTTACAATCGCGCTCAATTTGGAACAGAAGTCCTTTGAACTTCTCAACGGACCAACGACCATTGCTGTCAACGTCGAGGTCAAAGATACCAGCGTTAGCAACGTTGTTTGCAGCACCAGGCTTAGCAACGCTGTATACGCGACGGACGACTTCGCGGTTGATTTCTGCAAGGACTTCGCTAGACAAGATGTTAGCAAGTTCCTGCTCAGCATCAAGACCATGAATTGCCTTAAGGTCTTGTGCCAGTTCCAAGGTGTATTCTGCTTTCAAAGCTCTGGACTTAGCAGTCACAGAAGTCTTCTCAATGCTGAATGACATCTCGCGGAAGAGTTTGCCAGCATCGCCAGCTTGCTCTAGGTTCTCGCGAGAGAATCCTTGGGGAACCTCGTAGGTGCCAGGTGAAGAATCGTTAAGCAGTGCAGGGTTGTTACCTTCTGCATCGCCACCGACGCCAGCGCCAGTTCTAGGGGTGTATGCACCAGTAGTTGCATCGAGACCAGCAGTGAATCCTGAATCAGGCTCGTTGAACAATGCTTCTTCGCCGCCTTGGTTCTCGTAGCGTGAACGCATTGCGAAGATGAGTCCAGTAGGACCGCTCATGGGTTGAACGCCACAAACGTCATATGCCATCAAGTTAGGCATTGCGCGGCGAACAAGACTGATCAGTACAGGGTCGAAACCTGCAAGACCACCCGTGTTAGCAGATCCGAGAGCGGATCCAGCAGGAGAAACAGTACTAGCGCCAAGGCTGTTGACTGCAACTTCTTGTAGCATTCCACGCTCTTCGCGTAGGAAGCGTTCTTGGTTTTCCAGAAGGACCGAGGTCACTGCTTTCTTGTAACGATCAGCAATAGGACTTGCTGCTTCGTTGTTGAGAACAGGTGACCACTTCTCCTGGAGATGTTCTGCGTTAAACATTGTGTCTCCGAAATTTTTATTGAGAATTGTGGATAGAATTATTTAGTGAATCACTGATTCCAGCGGTTCATAGCGTTAATGTATTGCGCCATTGCAGGCGAAACATCATCTGCGCTACCTTCTACTGGGGTTTCATCAGCAACTTCTGCCTTAATGACAGAATCCTTAGTGAAATAGGACTCCTTGATAGTGGTGAGTTTCTTGGAGAATTCCTCCTCGGTTGTAAACTCTACACCATCAGCAAGAGATGCCAATTTTTCTTTCTGAGTGTCAGCAAGACCTTCAGCAATTGCGCTAACAATTACGGTCTTAGCAGACTCATTAAGACGATTTTGAAGTTCAATATTGCGCTTAACCTGTTCGTCAAGACGCGCTTCCATTTTACAAAGATCTTCAGACAGACCTTCGAGAACATCTACTTTCTCGTCAGGTACTGCGATATAATGCTCTTCAAAGAGATTCTTCAGACCAACGATGAAGTCTTCAGTAATCTCATTTCTGATGCCACGATCAACAGAGACTTGATTTTCTTCAAGCCACTTGGTGACCGCATAGTTCATAGTGCCGTTAACTTCTTCAGCAAGTTCCTTTTTAGAAACTTCAATTGCTTCGTTAACTTGTGCTGCAAAACCTTCTTCTAGTTTCGCCCACTCTTCGTTAAGACGAGAAGTTACAGCAGCTTCAAAGATTGTTTTTGCTTTAGCAGCAAAATCTTCGGTGAGTTCGGTGCCCTCAGTTAGAGCAGCAACGTCTGCACTCATGTCTACAGATTCAAACTTAGGTTTGATTGGATAGGTTACACTGCCACCCATCTTGGTTCCGTAAGCAATTTCTGCACCGAATGAAGGAGCAGTGCCGTTAGGAAGATCGGTATTACTAGCGCCACGATTGGGTTCGCCAGAAATACCACCACCGATAGGAGCTGCTGCCTTAGCACCAGGATTCTCATCGCCATCCTCATCATGCTCGTGAGGAGTTGTGGTTACACTATTAACTTCTTGTGGTGCTGCTTGTCCAATGGCAACGCCAGGTTGGATTGGTGCAGCATGTCCAGTTGCACTTTCACCTGATGCTGCTTTAGCATTTACAGCAGTTTGGGATTGTCCAGTAGCAGCAGAATCACCAGGGAGCACAGCGGCAGTCACTGTAGGCATTGGGTCTTGACCCGCCTCAGCGAGGACAGCGGCGTGCTCACTGGCAAACTCCTCAAATTTTTCTTTAAGCATATCTGACATTTGAGTTTCCCCGTGTTCGTTGTTGATTTAATCTATAGTTTATTTAGGAATTTATGAAATTAGAGCGCGGAAATAAGACGCTCAAATGCTTGGAGGGTTTTTTCTTCCAACTCGAAACGAGAAGAGTTATTAATTTCTGCTTTCATTTCAGCAATATGTTTCTCTTTAAGAAGTCCATTATCCCACACCCACTCCTTACCTTCCATGATGCCATTGACAAATGCATCAGGCGCGGAAGGATCAGCAACGATATCTGCCGCTGTAGCAAGCATAAAATCATCCATAACATAAGAAGCACTTTCCTGTCGGTCAATACTTCCCATGCCTCTAGATGACACACCCAACTTGACTCCTTCACCAAGCAAGGATTTAGCGATGTTACCCATGGGTGTCTCAAGGATTCTTGCCTTGCCCATGAAGTTTTTACCTTCTGCTTTCAATGATGTAATTCTATGAGAAACACGATCAAGGTTTACAGTAGGACCATCTGGATGACCAAGTTCGCCAAGCGCACGTCCTTTTGTTACGTACTCTTCATTATAACGACCTACTTCTTTCTCTAGTACAGAGAAAGGATAAATGCGTCCGTTGCGATTCTTGATTTCAGACTGCAAGAAAACACCTTCGATGTATAGGTGTTGCTTACCATCCTGCTCCTCAGTGAGAATCTGGATATCTTCGATGTTTTCTGTTATTAGTCTCATTCTTCTTCTGGTGATGGTTCGTCAAAGAAAGTGTTTGCGACAACTTTTTTATAGTCGTCCATGTTTTGTGACGCTTTTGCGTACAAAATATCGGAGATTTTGTCCAGAGCATTTGCTCTTTTCTTATCCCCAATTAAATTTACGATGTCCAATACTTCAGACTCTAGTGGTTGATCACTCATATTAATGTGTTGAAGTCTAATTATTTATCACTTTTAGATGCGGAAGGTTTTGGAGCAGCTGCTATCTTCTTCATTTCTCTATCAGCAGCAGCATCAGCTTCCGCAGATTGTAGCTCTGGTTCAAACGCTTTGTTCTGCTGCTCCAAGTCTGAAAGCATGTTGATTTGAACAGGATCGATAGCGAGTCCTGTGTCAATATCAAACCTCATTTGCTTATCAATTTCCTTATATTCATTCTCAGTTTGCATAAGAATTTTACGACGGATGTATTCTGTGGAGAAATATTTTCCAACAAAAGGATCCATCTGAGTGGCAAGAGTGATGCGTTGCATCATCATCTCTTGTTCTTTCAGTTCATTGAAATGATTATCAAACAGGAAGTCATATTGAATATGCTCTTCCATATCATCCCAATCCTCAGGAGTGATAATACCTTTAAGGATTAGTTGAGTCTTAAGAATATCATGAAACAACTGAGCAAAACGCTTACGGAGACGACCAATAAACTTAGTAAATTTTAGTTCATCACGCAAAATCTCAGTAGATTTACCAAGATTAAAAGCTTTATTGTCGTCAGTAAGACGAGAAGGAGGGAGATTAAGAGAGTTGTAGAGTTTCTTTTTAAAATACTCCACATCTTTGAGTTCGCCAAGGTTTTGTCCGCCAGGAAGAGTAGTGATCTCAGTTCCACGTCCACCCTCTCTACGAGGCAACCAAAAATCTTCTAGCATACTCATATGCTTTTTGTCATCACGGATCTCACCAGTCTGACCATCGTACACAAGTTTGTTACGATAACGTGCCATGACATCACGTAGATATTGCTCTGCTTTTACTTTGGGAAGATTGCCAACGTCAATGTAAAAGATTCTACGTTCTGGTGCGCGTGATAGTCTGTAGATAACAAGAGAGTCTTCAATCATTCGTAGTTGATTGAGAGACTTGATCGCTTTGTGTAGGAAACTCAATGACATTTTTTTATTGAGATCCATTAACCCAGAGGTAGATTGCGCGATAGCATCAGCAGCAATTTTAATACCTTCTTGGTTAGTCCAATCCATTGCTCCAGTAACAGAAGGAGCTGAACCAGCAAACCCTTTGGGGTTGTACAAATAAAATTCAATGTAGTCGCCGTAATCATACTGCAAAGCAGAACCTTTCTCTTGTTCTGTTCTGTTTTGATCGGTTCCTTTTAATTTCTGTCTGACCTTTCTTACTTTCAAGGAGTCCATGTAGCGTAACTCCAAGATCCCCTTTCTAGGTTTGTCTAGGTCAATAACTTTGTGGTAATGACACTTACCATCAACATACCAATTACGAATAATTTCGTGTGCGTTTGTGTTGAAGTCCATCATACGCAAAATATGATTAAACTCGTCACGAATTTTTTTCTTTACTCCAGCACCAACTTGTAAATTTGCCAGATCAACCTCTACGGGTTTGTCATCACTATCATTAACGACAAACTCATTCACAATTTCATCGACGGCAGTATCCACTTCTGGATGAAGGGACATGTCGCGATATCTGCGAATGAGTTCAAATTCGTTTCTTGAATTTTGACCACCAGACTGATCAACATACGTACCAAAATAACCACCAGCAACAGTGCTGACGTTTGCTTCATTGTTGGGAGGGACAGGGGACTGACCTTGCTGACCCTCCTTCTTATTAATAATAAAACCAAATAGTTGACTCATCAGATGAAAACAGATCTATTGCTATATCTATTTATCAACCTTGAACTAGGCGAGAATCACCGATGCCAGACTTGACACCAGAAACTCCGTTCTGAGTATCTCCAGTAACTACATTCCAGTAAGAATACTGGAACTCAACTGTGAACTCTTCGATCTGATCATTGCTGTCATAAGCAAGATCAATCTGGGAAACATTGGTTGGGAATGCATAGTGGAGATCATACTGACGAAGGATTTCGCCAGACTCGGAAGCATTCTTCTCAAGTTGCTTAACTTTAAGCATTCTGGAATAACCACCATCGGTCATACCAGGTGTGAAGAGTGGAGCATTGTTAGATTCGTGTGAGTTGATTGTTGCCAACCATTGCTCGAAGTATGAACGAATCTTCATTTCTTTGTCATTGACAAAGGTTGCGGTCCATGTGTCGAAGGTGCGGTCACCTGCGATCTTAACTGTTCTGCCACGGAAAGGAACTTCGATTACACCCAAGTTGGATGCAGGAAGTGCTGCTGATTTGCAGAGCAAGTTAATCATGTCGGAATCGCCTTCCGCCCCAGCGACTTCGCCAGGGAATGCGATATCAACAATGAACATATTAGGCTTAACGCCTTGTCCAATGTCAGTGATAAAATTGCTTAACTTAGTTGCCATTTGTTTCTTTTAACCTCTATTGATTTTTATGTATATGGAACTTTATATCAGCGACCTACAACTTCACTGAAGGAAACTCCAGTCTTCGTTGCAGTAAATGTGACTGTGATGAAGTTGATCGAACGAGTTGGTTTTACATAAACTTCAGCAACAAATTCGTTACGATCGATAACGTCAGCAGTGTTGTTTGACTCATCACAAACAACTAGGAAATCGTAAAGTGCTCTTTGTCCTACTAGCTCTAAGCATAGGCTTTCTGCTGCTGCTTTAATTTCATCTCTAGTAATCTTGTCATTTGGTTCAAAC